CGCGGCCTTCTTCTACATAACTGTAGAAACCAACTTTTTGGCTACGAGCCAAGAATTGATCGTCAGGAAGAACCTTGACTTGACCACGGCCTTCGCTTTGAATTGCGACTGGGCGCAAGAAAGCGTTACGGCTAGCGTCGATACCGAGAATTAATTCATCGGTTGCACTTGCGAATTCTGTTCCACCGGAAGCGCCATAAGTGTTGAATTGTGTCGATCCAGCGAAGGTATCGAACAAGTCATTGTATTTACGAGCTTCACCGAGTTCAAGCAATTCATGAATTGTTACGCCGAAGATTTCGTTCGTACCAGCGGCACGATAGATATCTTCACGAACGCTGTCAGGAAGAGCTACCGAAGTAGCACCACTAGAAGCGACAGCACCAGAACGGGTATTCATTGGCTGATAAGCGAACGCACGAATTTGTTCTTTGACTTCTGGGCTTACGAAGATGTCGGTCAAGCCACGGCTCTGAAGAGCTTGTGGTGTACCGCCTGTGTAAGCAGCGTTAAGTCTACGGACTAAAGTCCAAAGTTTATTCATGTCATCGAGTTGGAAAGTTCCGGCAGTACCAACACGGAAAACGTGCTTGGTGCTGTTTGTGGAAGCTTCGGCCAAGAGTTTGAGAATAACAGCCCAAGCATTACGTTCTTGTTTAACAAGAATTTCATTGGCCATACGTTCTAAACCAGCGGCTACAACGTCGAGACGGGCTCTACGAACATAACGCTTGTCCATACTGATTGCACTGTCAAGACGATAGGTGTTAACCTTCATTTCTTGCATGCCTTGAACAAAGTTAGTTGGGAGACCGCCACCTACTGTTTGTGACCAAACGCTGATGTGACCTTCGTTAAGACCATAGTATAAGTCGAGAGGAATCGAGGGCGAATCATCTTCGTCAAATTCTACGTCACGATAAATCATGCTGGCAGTACCAGCTTGTAAGAGAACTTGCTGAACAACATCGCTGATGAATGCAGCAAAAGCTTCTTGAGCTTCTACAGCTACAGTTTTGTTGTCTGAAGCAAGAGCCTTGATAAGCTCGATTTGCTCAGGATTTTTGTCGAATTGAATTTTCATATTTTTATAATTTCTTTCTAATTGATTAGAGTTCTACCTTGAGTAAAGCATATCCTTCGTCGTTTTTAGGTCCGAGGAATTTACCAACTGTTGCGCTGCCATAGGCAACTACTTTAAGGTCTCCACCACCAGCATCAGAAACGGCTGCGCCGCTACCGAATCCTGGGGTGCCAACAATACCGTTAACAAGGACAAGACCCTTCGTAAGAATAGGTGCTGCTTGACCACTGATGATGACATCCATCTCAGCTGCCTTGCGTGGGTTGAAAATTAATTGTTCACCGTTCTCGTCGAATTTGCGAACGTCTTTGAGCAACAAACCAACGATTGCACCTTTAGCTGCGCCAGAAGCGGCTGGGCTAACGGTCCAAGGAACGTTGAATTGTGCTGAAAGAGTATTCCCGTAGGACGAGAGGTTGTCTAAAGATGAAGCATCTTTTAAATTAACCCCAACGCTATCAGCTGTAACAACAGTACCTTTATTGGCACTTACAGCATTGACGGCGAAAAGGTTAATAACATCATGCTCATCATAATCTCTAAATGGTTTTAAATTTGCCATAATATTTTATCTTTCTTTTTTATTTAATTTTTACGCTGTTTTTATTGAAAGCTGCACCGATTTTTTCGACCAGTGAAACTTCTTGAGGAGAGGAAGCGTTTGGAAGGACTTCTTCCGTTACCTCTGCACTCGAAATTACTTCTTCTACAGTTTTTTCTTCGCTAGCTACAACTTCGGAAGTTTCGGAAGCTTTTTCTTCTTTTACTTCTTCCTTCATTTCTTCTTTTTTGTACTCAGCTTTAGCGGCTTTCTTTTTAGCGGCTGCGAATGTAGAGAACTTCTTATACCATTTTTCGAACTGTTCGTCGTTTTCAATGGCGTTTAAATCTTCTGCGATGATACTACGATCTTCATCAGTAAGATCGAACTCTTCATCAAGCAAGGCCATACGGCGTTGGAAATTGGCTTCAATTTCTTTAGCTTTGAGGTCTTCTTGAATCTTCGTGAATTCTTCTTTTACTTTTTCACTATCAGCCTTGATTGCTTCGAGATCTGTTTTCAATGTTGAAATTTGATCTTCGGCAGCTTTAAGTGCTGTTTCTTTTTCTTCAACTTTTGATTTCCATTCTTGGGCAAGTTCTGCAATACGATTCGAAATAAATTCACGAACAGCACTAGCAGCAACTTCCTTGATGGAATCGTCCGTAATATCATCAATATTTTTTAGTTGCATATTATTTTTTACATTATTATTTTCTTCAGGGACACTTTTTTTATTCATTTTAATTTCAGAAGACTCTACTTCATTTTCTTCTTCATCATCTTCTTCTTCAATTTCTTCATAATTTTCGCTACCGCATTTAGGGCAGACTTCTGCATCAGCGCCTTTATATCCACAATCGGCACAAACATATTTTTCTTCTTCTGCTTTTACAGTTTCTTCAGTTTGTGGTTTATCATAAGAAATAACAACACCACTAACTTCAGCGGCAGGAGTATTTGTAAAACCAATTCCCAAAGGAAGAACATTGCCTTGAAGATTTAAAAGAACAATTTCTCCATCTTCTGTATATCCATTACCACCAAATACTTTAAGACGGTCTTTAAGTTCTACGATATCTTCTTCTTTTTCAATTATAGTAGCATCGGCTAAATTTTTATTTCCTTTAGCAACATTAAATTCATTAAACCCAAGTTCCCAACTTGCGCTAACCGAAAGATATTTATTCGAAGAGGGGTCACTGCTTTCTACAAGTTCAGAGGCAAAATCTGGATTTACAATTTTCCAAACATAACCAGAAAGAACAACATTAAATGGATCTTTCATTGCCTTGACTTCTTCAAGCGTTAATGGTTTACTACTACCAAATTCACTAAATCCATAACCAGTACAAACACCAACTACAACTTTGCGATTATGTTCAATATTAAATGGTTTATTAATAAAATTTTCAACCATTGCTAGTGCAACATCTGTACTAATAATGTGTCCATTTTTATTTCCGCGATTAACAACGAAAGCATCAAAAGCAACACCCATTAAATCACGATTGACATCGAGATCAACGTTTTTAGGAAGATATTCTTTTAATTGATCAACAGATGCTACTGCTAAATATTTATCTTCATCAGATGAAACCATCGCCTGAACTATAATCCCGTCAAAACGAATTGAATATTTAAAATCTTTCATTGTATCCATTGGTAAATTTACACTTTGTTCTTCTAATAGGGCAACATTTTTGAGTTTATTGCTAATAACAATTTTATTGTTTTCAAATTTATCTAGTTCCATCGCGCACAAAGAGATAGGACGCGAAAAAGAAAAAAGTAAATCGGACAAGTCAAACCCAGTTAAGGGGTCAACATTTTTTACTGGCTCATCTTCGTAAGTCGGCATTTTGTTATTATAAATATATTACACTAATTTTTATAATTTTATTATTATAATCTTGCAAATTGCCAATGTTGAAAATCCATGTTTCTTTGGCGACCTAAACTAATCCCACCTTCGTCTTCTATAAATTTCCAATAATCATTATAATCAGGATGAGCCATTTTTGCACGATCTTTACCCCATCTTAGTTGATTCCGGTCTGGATCAATATCTATCGCACAAGACCAAGAGTGAGTACTCCAAGAATTACCACCCCGCATTTTTCTAACATTTAAGCAGCCGCCAAAAAGATTTAATCCCAATCTTTCAATTTCTTTTTCTCCATATGTTTTCAACACTTTTTCAAAAACACTATAAAAACTTTTTGCACATTTCTGATGACATGTAAATTTTTTAATTATTGTACCTTTTGCCCATGCTAATTTCATTGGATATGGAATTTCTAAAGATGTGGTATTCTCCCCAACAGGTCCATAAAAATTTACCATGCTATTATAATCTTGTTTTGGCCAGCGTTGCGAAAGAGGCGTATTACTTGAAACTGTTGTTACAAACTTCCAAGTTTTTGGTCCCACAACACCATCTGGTTTTAAACCATTTTTAAGTTGAAATTTTATAGTCTCCCGTTCAGTTGCTGGACCAAAAGCCCCGTCAACATAAGGAACTTTATAACCAGCGCTTTGCAAAAACAATTGCCACTGTTTTACTTCTTCACTCACATCTCCTTTTTGTAAAACTTTCATATTATTCTTGTTCTTGATTAAATACCCAATCTATTGGTGCATATGACGTATCATTTTTATATTTTTCCGCATAAACAACTGTTTGTTCTTGAATAATTTTTTCCTCTCGTTGTTCGGATGTTAATACAGAATCTAAATTTGTATTAGAAGTACTTCCATATTTAAAATCAATAGCTGCTTGAACACCAATATAACTTGCCACAATAATGGCTACAATTTCTATTGTTTTTGTAAAAATAGTTACATATCCAGCAATTAACTCGTTTCTACTTGGTAATAGAAATAATATACCAACAGACAATAAATAAAAAGCTAATAAACCAATAAATGAAGAAAATGCTAAGAAAAATTTTTTAGATTTGAAATGGTTTTGATTACGTAAGGATTCTTGAAATTCTAAAGGAGTTCCTGGTGGAATTTTACTAGAACTTAAAAACGCAGCCGCATTACTAGCAATATGTTTTATATTTTGCCACATACTACAAAAATATTCCAATTAATAATGCAAATAATCCTGCCCCGCCGATAGGAACAGCAAGGTTATATGGTGGTGGAACTAATGCCATAAATTGTAAACCTAAAAACACTCCAGCTGCTGCAGCAATAATAACCGCAATAGTTTTTAATAGTTTATATTTTTTTGCAAGACTTTCATACTTTTCCATCCATTTAAATTTTTCAGATTGTTGTGCAACACCCCACTCTTTAAGTTTGTCGGCGGCTTCTTGTACTTTTTGGGTTTCTACTTGTGCGGAAATAATCTTAGCGTTAGCTCTTTCAAGGTTATCTCTTAATTTAGTATTTTGAGCTTTAGCGTTTTGTAGTTCAGAATTTAATTCTTTTATAATCTGTCTAGCGTTTGATATTGTTGCTGGATCTTTTTTAACTTCAACTTGAACTGGAGTAGGTTTTGGTTTAGGTTTTTTATCCCAAGGCCACTTTATTTGCGCCATTCCTGTAGAAGTAACCAGTGTAAAAATAATGAGAATTGTTAGTATTTTTTTCATATTATTCTGGTTTAATTATATTTTTATTTTGCGATTTTTCAATTTCTTCTAAAATTATATCAAGGCGCTCGGCAAGACTCAAAGCTTTATCAACCGATTTTCCAACTTCCGTATTCGCCTCTCCAGCTTTTATAAGTTCTTCTTTTGTATCTTTAAGTTCTTCTATCACTTTACCCGTTTCTACAGTTGGCCCATTAATACCTTTATGATCTGGATTTAGACAAACACATCCAGTTAAAAAAACCGTTAATAATATTAAAAAATATTGCATATATATATTTATATACACAGTATTTAAATTATATAAATGAATTTTTTATGCAAAAGTGGCTATATCTATACGATCACTCAGTCTACTTATACCATTTGCATTTGATGTTTTAAATCTAATATAATGCATCGTATTAGGAAGTAAATTTGAAAAAATTGTAGATGGGGTCACTGATGTTTGATATGTAACAATATTAGTAGCTAATAAAGGATACGTAATTGGATCAAGCCAACTTAAGAAACTCCTTGATATTTCTACAATATAACTATGTGGGCTAGTAGCAACAGGATTCCAATTCAAAGAAATTGATGTTGATGTTCTTCCAGCGGCCACACCATTAATATCTAGTACTGGAAGAGCTGTAGTTTGAGCAGATTCTGCCGTAAAATTTGAAACTCCAGGAGATTGAGTTCTAACTTTAAAATAATAAGTCGTATTTGGATTTCCTTGTGTCTGCGTGTAACTTGTTGGACCAAATGGATTAGTGGCTACAGGGATAACTCCTATAGGCGGTGAAGGCGAATTTGGTAATCCCTCAAGCGTGAACGCATAGGATTCTGTACCAGGAACAGGATCCCATGTCCAGAATATACTCCTATCATCATTTACCCTTGATATTCTTAAATTTGTTGGGGTACTAGCAATAAAAGGACTTGTTGCTTGCGTTAATATTGATGAATTTACCCCAGGCCCATTAGTAGTATTAAAAGCACGAACTCTTGCATAATAGGTTCTACCACCTACTAATCCTGTTACGGATTGACTTACGGAGTTAACAGTTCGATTATTATATCCATTTATAAAATTATTAAATGCTATACCTGTCGATACATCCAATTGATAACTTGTGGCTCCCGCAACAGGATTCCATGCATATGAAATTGAATCAATTGTAACATTCGTTATTCTAAATTCTGTTGGTAAGAAAGAAGAATAAACAAATAGTGCTCCATAAAGTCCGTTCGTCATTAAGACGGTTCCGCTACTATTAGTAGCGACACCCCATCCCAATCGACCACTAGCAATATCGCCCGTTAACTTTTGATTTAACTGCCAACCATTCACTGCACTACCGGTATAAACAAGTGCTGCACCAGCTTCTGATGTTATGTTATCGTCAAGATATCCACCTACCATTAAAAGGGTTCCGTCGCTATTAGTGGCGACATCAATTCCATAATGGTCAGACTCACCACCATCACCCCAAATCTTTTTATTTAACTGCCAACCTCCTACTGCGCTACCAGTATAAACCATTGCCGATCCTCCTGTTATGCCAAAACTACCCCCTTCAACATATTTATCAAGAGGTACGCCAATTATTATGAGAGTTCCGTCACTATTTGTATCGACACTCGATCCAAAATGGGCATTATTAGCATTTAACGGCGTTAACTTTTCCCGTAACTGCCAACCACCCGCTGCGCTACCAGTATAAACCATTGCCGCGCCAGCCTTTATTCCGCCATTATTACTTTCAAAAGGTCCGCCCATTATTAAAACAGTTCCGGAACTATTAGTGGCGACACGAAATCCAAACCAAGAACCCATACCAGCATCGCCCAAAATCCTCTGCTTGAACTGCCATCCAGCTACTGCGCTACCAGTATAAACATGGGCCGCCCCAGCTGGTTGTGGCGGATATACCATATAGTCACCTATCGCACCTATTAATAAAAGAGTTCCATCACTGTTAATAGCAACATCCTCTCCAAAACGTAGAAGAGCACTCTCACCCGTCAACTTTTGTTTCAACTGCCATCCAGCCACTGCGTTACCAGTATAAATATAGACCGCCCCAGCATCGTTGGATGTATAACTTCCACCCATTGCTAGAATAGTCCCATCACTATTCATGGCGGCACGCCAATTACCATTAACACTATCGCCACGCAATGTTTGCTTTAACTGCCATCCATTAATTGAATTTCCCGTGTAAATTTGGGCTGCGCCAGTGTTTCCAAAGATTGACCATTCCTCATTACTATCTATGCCAGCCACCACCAGAACAGTCCCATCCGCATTGGTGACGACATTATTTGCAAAAATACCAGAATTAATACCCGTCAACGTCAACTTTTGCCTAACTAGATAAGGTGTCGACGAACTGCTCGACGACGAACTGCTCGATGACGAGTCGCAAGGTTGAAAAATATGAGTATAGTTTGTATTAGATATAATTGCGTCAGAATTTCCATCACCCCAATCGGCAAATACATTTCCATTATTATAAACCACTCTAAAACCAGATAAAATCTTACAAGACGGGTTATCTGTAAATTGCCATAAATTTCCACTTAGCGAGGGCCAAACTAATTTTTCGCCCATATATAAACGGCTAACAATTCCAGTTCCCAAAAGAAAATTATCGGCTTCTTGTAATAACATATTAACCTACAATTACATAAAAAGTTGCAGGATCTTTTGGGGAGACGGCGTTATATTCTGATTGAGTTAATCTTATCATATGGTTAATTGTACCATTGCTAGCAACAGCCTCGCCGTTTAAAATAACACCCGTTCCACTAACAGTTGGACGAAGATTAAACCTCCAACTACCAGATAGAATTCTTTGAAAATAATCTAAAGCAATTGCAGTATTACTATATAAATGTCCCGAATTAAGATCGATTTTTCTAAAACTTCCCCCCAAACCAAGTCCACGTATTTCTGGAGATACAATTCTTTCATTAAAAGTTTTTAGCCCAGTAATATTTTGATTACCAGTTGTATAAACAATGTTATTTAATTCTTCTATATTTAATTCTAAATTGACTAAATCTCCAGTCGTAATTAAATTTAAACCAGATAATGTCGGTCTTGCAGTAAAATTTTTAGGACTAGTTATAGTTTGAGTTCCAGTCGTAAATAAAATATCACTTGGTAAAGTTACCGTACCCCCGCCTCCACTAATATTTAATTCAATCCATGACGTACCATTGTAATAAAAATATTTATTTTGATCGGTTACATAAACAATAAGCCCTTGATACACCCTATTTCCTGTTACAAGAGCATCTCTTGTTGCTATATTAGCGACAACAGTTCTATTATCAAGAGCAACTTGAGCACCTAAGTTAAATGGTAATCCTATATTAATTGCAGACATAATATTTAAAATATAAAAGTATAGTTAAAAGGTGTTATAAAAGTATTTAAAAGACTAGTTTCTCTAACTGTATATATATGAGATGATCCATTCGCTAACGTAAAACTTAAGTTAGTTCTATTTAACCAACCATTGATATTTTCAAAGTTATTTCCATCTTTTATACTTGTTAAAACACCCCATGATTGGGGATAAGCAAAATAAATTTTTTGATTATTTGCTGTAACCTCTATTGTTTTATTAGACGGTAGTTCTACTTTTTTTAAAGGACCAGTAAAAAGAGATTGAATTTGAGTTGGGCTTAAATTTGCGGCCCCAGTGCCATAATACCAAGGAGCCGCGAAGTTAATAGTAGCATTATCACTTGTAATTTGCACCACCTGATTATTTACATCTCTGGAATTGGCTCTTACAGTAATATTGTTAGCCGTATTAGTTAAATTAACTATGGCATTTATAGTAAAATTAGTAGATGGTTGTGTAATAATTTGTGGAACCCCATTTGAGCCAACAAAGGTTTCTAAATTCGTAATTTGATTTAATCTTAAACTGCCAGTAGTAATCGAACCAATCGCGCTGACGGTTGATAATGTTGTACCTAATTCATAAACTGTATTAAAACTATTTAAAGTAATAGTTGCCTGAGTAAATGGATAAAATAAATTATTTAAAAATGTAACAACATCAGTACCACCAGGTGTTACACCATTAATATTTGTTCTCGTTATTGATCTAAAACCATCAAAAGCTGTAGACCCACCGGCTTCTCCAGTTGTGGCAATACCAATACCATTTAATGTTGGTCTTACTGTAAAATTTTTGATGCCTTCAACTTCCTGGTTACCAGTAGTATATACAATACTAGATAAATTAAAATCAGCCTCTAAACCTAACAAAGCTTGATCTAATTCTTGCTGGGTAATAAAAAAATCATTTCCATATCCGCTAACTAAATCAGCGATATCTGGATGTAATTGATTTTTTCTAATTAAACTTTTACTCATATTAATCTAGTTTACTATGATATAATAAAATTGCTGTTTTATAATCCAAACCATATTGAGCAGCAATTTCATTAATCTTTTCCATATTAACATTTAATTCGACTGGTTTGTTAATATAATCATTAATTTTATTAACCCAATCCTTTGGTAATTCATTTGTAGCAATTGTTTCTGCTATTGTTTGAATAATTTCTTTTTGTTCTTTTGTTAATCTTTTACGATCGTACTTTTCTTTTAAAGTTGTTTCAACGGCTTCAACTAAATTTTCAAATTTAACCAAATTTTTTGCGACAAGATCGGCATTAATTTTAGGCTTTACTTCCGCAGCTTGAACTACTGGAGCCGTTCTTGGAGCTTTTGTTGTTTGTGGGGTTCCGGTTCCAGCGGGGCGACCAGTTTGCTGTTGTTGTGGTTTATTTAGAAGGGGTTGATATAAACCCTCCTCTTGTAATTTTTTAAAATCTTTTTGTGATTCTACACTTTCATCTGGAAGTGGTAAACGGCCAGTTTCAATGGCTGTAACGCCCTCTTCTGGAGTAAGAACCCCAAGCTCAATTAAGCGAGAATAAATTCTCGTTAAGTTCATATCATTTTTGAAATCAGCATCTTTAAAACGTGCCACGGGTAAATTCTTAAACCCAAGATTTTTACCAATTTTTTTCATTTCTGGCAAAATAAACTCGTTCATGAAAGTTTCACGAGCATGTTTTAAACGAGATAAAAATACTTCTATTTTAGTATTGGTATTTGCATATTTTTCTTCTCCGAAAAGTACATTATTAAGACCATAACGGATATCACGATCTACAACCTCATATTTTTTAGGATCAAGAATATTACTAATCTCTGGTATAATAAATTTAATATTAGTTGTATAATCGGTCACTAAAATACGACCAACACTTTCATTTTCAAAAATCTTTCTTAGCGTTCCAATTTGCTCTTTAGTTGGCATACCGACTTCATCATTTCCCATTGTAACCAATAAGACTGCTTGCTGTATTGTACGGCTGATTGCCATATCCATGTTTTTAAGTTCTTGCTTCCAGTTAATATCTTCAAGAACTGGGAATCCCATTGGAACGCTAAATGGTTCGTAATCTTGTTTTTTATAAAAAATTGGGACAAATCTTTCAGGGTCTAATTCAAATACCATGTATTGATTTGATTGAGTTATATTACTAGTAGTTTTTAAATCTTTTACATTTTTAACTCTTTGGGCAAGTTCTTTATCTTGTTCGTTATCTGGATTCGTTAAAACTTGCATTTCAAAATCATTTAAAACTTTAATATATTGAGGAGTAATAAATGAAGCTGAGCCAATAGCTTGAATATCAGCAGGATTTAAAATAATATATCTAACCGGAATTTCTCCCGTGCGCGCCTCTGTCGTAATTAAATCAGTAAGAACGCGCATGTCTTGTTTAGTAAACTGGGCATTTAATTTATATAAAAATACATTTCCACTACGGAAAAATTCGCGGAAAAACATATCTTGTAATTTCCATAAATTAACACGATCTCCCCATGCTTGAAAAAATTTACGGGATTGTTCGTTTCCACCAGTAAAATAAATAGGCGAGCAACTAAACTCGGTCATTAAATCAATAGTATTTCTAAAAATAGAAAAATTATAATAGGCTTTTTGACATAAAATAATAGTGTCTTTTATACTTATATTTGAAGTATATTTACCATAACCGCCACCATAAATAAAAGGAATTACCCCACCCTCAATATTTGCATATTTATCAGTTCTAGAAATTGTCGATGATCTATTTCTTCTTACTGATGTATTCACTTCTCCACGACTGGCTTTGACTTCTATAGTATCTTTTGATTTTATAGACCCTTCAATTACCTGTGGTTCTGGGAACTTAATATTTTTATTATTATTTTGCGCCATAAACTATTATAACAGTTTATTACACTAAAATCTGATATTTTATTAGATTAATTCTGCAACAAATTCCGTATTCTTCTTTGCAAAATTTTCTGGAGCCATTATATCAAAATAAGCTTTAACGCCCCAGTTTCCAAGCATGAGAGTTGTATAATTATCTTTTCTAGCTCTATTTATACTTGTAGATTTTCTTAAATGAGATGGTAAATCAAAACTTTGGGTACCCCTAGATGTTGTGGTTACCTCAACATTGGCACACTGATCTTTCGTATCTTGAACAATAAAATCCTGCTCTTCTATAAATTCGCGGACGGTCAATTTCTTTGTTTCGTATTCATTATCCGCCTTTTCCCCAATTCCTCTAGGATATATATACTCCATCGGAAGATTCATTGTAAAAATATTTTCTAAAATATCGGGATGGTTGCTCGCGCGCGAGGCAAACCATATTTTTTTATGATCAATGCAAGTTTGTAAATAAGAGTTCGCGCGACCCAAAAAGAAGCTTGTAAAATATTGTTTAATACATATGTTGCCAAAATCTTTATTGTATTGACGCGCACAATCTTTTAACATTTTAGTATAATCCTCATTTTCTTTATCTGAATCAAAATCCACAAAACCAATCTTACGATTCATATCTTTGAAAAACTGAGAGTTATTTACCGCATCTATAAAAGTATCTGCACCCGCATGGTCAATAATAATCAAGGCAATATTAAAGTTTTTATATAAATAATAAAAATATTTTATATGATCTTGCAACGATGACCCTGCGGCTTGGTATCCATGAACTAATACGCCTTGTTTTTTTTCTTCATCTAGCTCAATCACACTCATGGCAAAATAGTCGGCAACTTTAGAAGACGAAAAGTTCGGGTCAATTGACAGAATATATTTTTTATCACTATCGCCAATTACCTTAGTAGTTGGATATTCCCCATCTGAAATCGTACACTCATGCATTTTTTTAGGTGAAAAATAACTATCTCCACCATCAATAAAACGGGCACAATATTCACGTAAGAAGGAATGGTGTGAACTTCCACCACTTTTAGCAACTTGAATCGCGCCTTGATCTACCATGTGTTGAGGCAAGGCTTCATAACTTAATTGGGAAATAAAATATGTTCCAGGAAGCTCACCCTCTTTAGACTCTTGTTCGTCTGGATGTTCTACCAAATGTGACCATTGTTGATAGACGCGAAATAAATGTTCAAAGGTATAACTTGCAGAACTTAAACATAACATTTGAGATGTATTCTCAAAGATATGCCTATTATCTGGATGTAGCAAGCCCTTTTTTATTAATTCTTCTTCTAATTTTCTAATACGAATACGTTCGCCTACATCTCTTGGAGAACTCAAGAATGGAATAAGAACATTGTCAATAATATCCGGAGGTAAAAGTAAAAACTCATCCAAAATAAGTACGTTAGCGCGGATACCACGAATTTTTTCTCCAGTTAGTGGAATAGCTGTGATGCTGCCACCATTAATTTGCCATTCGTATTGGTCATTCCGCTTACTTTTTAAACCAAAACATTGTCTGGCTAAGGCCGCGCCTGGAGACATTAAAAATTTTTCAATTTCATTAAAAACACGGCGACTAGTACGAAAGTTAATAGATGCAATAAGTATTTTAGTTCCAGGCTCTAACATACATTTAAGAATACAATAGATCGCAGCGCAAAAACTTTTAGCACCACCACGACCCCAAACTAACATACAGTAATTTCTATTAAAAAAAGAATTCAGCGTTAATTCTTGGTAGGCTTCTAATGTTAAGCCCATTGATAGCTCTGTAGTAAAACCAAGATTATATCTTAGGAATTTAGCAAGGCTAACCCTTGCCTCTTCGTCAGTTAAATCGCCTTTTAAATTAAGTAACTCTTTATTAACGTTAGCTAATGGTTTAGATTTTTTTTGATTTCCTACGATGAGTGCCATTTTGTATCAAAGTAATATTGTAAATCTATTTTACAGGCCTCTTCATTCATACCTAAAATATGAAGTGTTTTATTTCTCGCTTCTTCGCGCCCATCACAAAAAACAAATTGTAAATTATCATATTGACGTAATAATTTTCTCATGTTATGAGCAATAAACTCGCCAGAAGCTTTACCAAATTTTTGTTTTTGATACATCATATTATTGAGAGTCGATTCTACAACTACGACAATATAACCTTCCATTTTTTTAGCCTTTTGAATTTCGCGTTCAAATCTTTCGCGGCCACCACTCAAAGTTCCATATAAATCAGATAAACTTTTTCTCTCTACTGCTAATTTATTGTTAGGGTGAAGAGAATAATCGCCATATTCTAATTTAGATTCAATTAAAGTATGCTCTTCAAAATGAAATGGTTTTTGTTCACGACTATCTACAATAATTTGTGGGATAGGAGTGAAAGGAATTTCATCAGGAATTTGATAATTAAATCTGGAATGTAATCCAATTTTTTTACATAAATCATTGTAACACATTCCAGACAAAGCTTCCATTGTACTAATAGGTAATAAACAATTAATACTTTGACACTCTACCTGACTGGGCGCCATATCAAGAGTTTTTAAATCACAATATTGCCCTAACTTACTTTTAAAATAATCCGCACACTCTTCTTTGGAAAGAGTCTTTAACCAGTTTTTATAGTTTTTTTTATCAACAAAATCGCAAGTAATATATTGGTCAAAAGATTTATATTCTAATTTTGTCCCATTAAAACGATCAATGCGCTTCCAATAAGTTTCAAAATAAGTTTTACAGGAAAGCTTATGGTAATATCTTAAATGTTTTTGAAGTTCGGCAAAATAATTAAATTCTTCACCACAAACTTTACATTTTAAGTATATTTTGTTCTTATTCATAATATATTATATTAACTATGAACCATTTCATCTATATCAATTCCACGAATTATTGCCTTTAGTTCGTCCATGGATGATAAACGTTTTGCTTCGTCTTCTAAATTTTGTTTTTGAGCTTCTGCTAGATGAATAATACTTTTGCGACGTTCCTCATCTTTCCACGCCTGTACTAAATTAAGAATACTAGCGTTTTCCTGTTTCCGCTCTTGTATTTTTTTAGATCTATCATCTACAAGTGATTTATATAATTTATTTTGCCTATTACGACATTGGTTATATTCAGTTTGTAAGCTACTAATCGCCTCATTAAGACTCATTTTAATATTGCGCCCCTCGTCTTCTTCGGAGGCTTGACGTAATAATTGTCGCAAATCTTCAACTTGTTGTAAAATTGTAGAAGCAGTAACAACTTCTGTACACAAGGTAATAAATTGATCTAATTCTTCTTGTGTTAAGTCTTCCTTGTCATAAGTATAACGAATAAAAGCATCCTCAAATAATTTACGATCATCCTCACGACGATAGGTATTAATTTGATAACAAAAACTAAAAGTATTCAAATATCTTTGCAACATTTCTACCTGTTTAATTTGAACGGCTTTTAATTTTTTTTCTTCCCATCCTAAATTAAGATATTTATTAATTCGGTATAATGTTTGATCCATACGGCGCGGTGGAAAATATTCACTAATAGGACTTGGAGCAGAAGTTTCCGGCTCTTTTGGCACATAAGTAGTCATATCTAAATATGTAGGATCGGCCTTTTGTAATTTATTAACGTATTTGTTAACTTCGCGCGATTCAAGGCTAAGGTGGGTTAAATTATTATTTTTAAATAAAATTTTTGCCATATCTAAGTAATGTTGATTTTTATAATTATTTTTTATAAATTCTTCGTGATCTGTTGTTAATGAAATTCGATCTCTTTGAAAGACAGAACGATTTTTGTATTCAATATTATTATCTAATAAATACTGTTTTAAAATCCGCCCTTCTTTACTACGACTATCAATATTTTCATTATTATAAGTGTAAACAGTAATCTCCGTAAGTGTGGCTTCGGGATTTTTTTGCAAAAATTCTTTTAATCTATTTTGCTGTTCTAATGTAAGAATTTCTTCCATTATAATACCTCCCTTACTACTTCGCGCGCTTTTTGTAAAATTTTTGATTTGATTTTACTAATTTGTCTATATGCTGGCCGACCTTCTTTTAAACTTAATTTATAACCCATTTTTTTTGCTACTTCCGCCTCGTCTAAATGCTGTAAAAACATATAGTCATAAACCTTCCACTCAATGATACTTAGATTCTTCTTCATGATTTCATGAAAAAGTGGCATTAAATTTTCTATATCCATCATGTTCTCTGTATCATGTAAAACATTTTCTAAAGTTGTTTCAGGATTGTCATGGTTTGGACTATGAATACTTAATGGAAATTTTACATCATAAGCAGATTTTTTACTCTTCTCCCACTTAGCGTAATCTTTACAAGAATTGTTTTGTGTTCCATATATAGAACAACCATAATCACCAGTATTAAATGGACATTTTAAACATGGGCGCGAGAAATTAGAATAATGATTTCTAAGCATATTAGTCATTTGGTGGTTAATAACTTGATTAAGCCATGGCCTCATAGGGCGCAGTGGATCCCATTTCTCCCATTTCTTATAAATATGTATTCTTAATCTTTGAGCAACATCTTCGAAATCCATCCATGCGATGGCAGTTAAATGCCAACGATGTTTGCGTTTTTGAATTTCAGAATTAATAATATCTATCGAGTCTTCGAAAGATGGCCTAACAACGCCTTTTTTCTTACGTGGCATATTATTTAGATCTTAACGAGCCAGCTTCTTTTTGAAATTCTGATAAAATTTCTTCTTTAGTTTTTGTTTGAATATTATTTTGATTATTTACCTCGATAGGAGCAGATGGGTTATCAATTAAACTTCCAAAAGATTCCCCTTTAGGCTGGTAAACATCTACTTTAAAAGATGGTTTAATTTTTTTAAAGTCAATATTACTATCTATTGCATCATAACTCTCATCATTAATTTCTATAGAGTTTATATTTTTCTTTAATTTTAATTCATTTAAAAATTTATTTCTTTTATCTTCTATTGGCGCGGAAGATGATTTACTAGCAAACGATTGCCCACAAAAAGCGCAAAATTTTGGTAGTTCAAAACCGTATTGAGTGGTCTTCCCACATTTCGAGCAAAAATATTTCATACACTAGTATTTTATAGGTTTACACAAAAAAATTCCAAAATCTCTTCTATAAACATTTTATAAAAATACTAGTGTAAATAACTATTGATGTCGTCTTTAATTAATTCCGAGGTGTTCGATATCATCAAGGAAGATATCGAATCTCTTGATGGTCGTATTGTTTTATTAAAAGGAAATTATTGCGGTGGTAAGAGCAAATGCTCCGGCCTTTTTTATATGGATTCTAATGACGATCCAGTTATTAAAGTGGCCAAGGGTAATTTACATGAAGAAGAATGGTTCGGGGTTCTTTTACATGAATATTGCCATTTTATTCAATGGCGAGACGACTCTAAATTATGGAATAAGTTTTGCGATTATGATGTAACCTATTCACAAATTATTTTAAAGCCACAAAAATATAAAAAAGAACTTGCGGCTCTAATGGAATTAGAAATTGATTGTGAAAAATGTGCCACAAGTATTATAAAAAATAATAAGCTATTCGATTATAAAAAATATGTCCAAACCGCAAATGCAATTCTATATAAATATGCAATGTTATATAAATACGGAAAATGGCCAAATGACAATAGAAAATATCAAAAAGTACAAGAATTTTGCCCAAAAAGAATTCTAAAATCTTATAAAGATTATTTAGAGATACCGGAAAAAGTTATTCAATATTATAAGTAGGGTCAAACTCGCTAGGTGGAAGAATTAATCCATTTTCTACAATAAATTGATTTAATTCTTCTTGACTATCTGCAATTACCATCGTAAAAGGGCTAGAGGTTCCTCCAGCGCATTGTAATGGGGGTGCAATTACTTTATTAGTGACCGCATCATAAATCATCCACCATTCAACTTCATTAGTGAATACCCCATCTACCATGGGGACAACATCTGGTTTTTCTTGATTTGAATATATTTTAATCATAGTAAAGCTGTTCCTGTTGTTACTGTCCAACCACGATTTCTTAGTGTTGTAACATCTGTTACGCCTTGTCCTGTTGGTCTGGAATTAGTTGCCCCACCTAAATTTAATATACATGTTCCATTTAATATTGGAGTTCCCGTTGTTCTTCCGGCAGCAACAAAAGATGCAAGAATCGAATTGACCGCACTAGCTCTTAATTGATTGTCTTGTGCTTGAAAATCACCCAAAGTAATAGAAACAGAACCACCAGCAAATCCTGTTATTTTGGATGTTCCCCGTTGAAGATAGCATAAAAATCTTGTTAATTGATTATTTGCACTAAGACTAGGTATAGAGCCTGTTAAAAAATTACTATGAAACCAGCATTCAGTGAGATTTACATTATTTGATAAATTTGGTATAGAACCGGATAAACTACATCCGGCAATCAAAAACCTTTGTAATTGTCCGCATGCATTAATATTAGGAATAGACCCTGTCAAAGGGTTTCCATAACAAGAAAATACTAAAATATTACTTTGATTACTCAAAGACGGTGGAATTGGTCCTATTAAATTATTGTTATGAACTAAAAAGTTTGTCCAACCATTATTATTGTTTAAATCAGGAATTTGTCCAGAAAGAAGATTCTCCGCGCATTGAAAGTTTCTTAATTCGGAATTATAATTTGGAATAGTTCCTGTATATAAATTAAAACTATACACAGCAGTCCTCAAATTTGGAGTTCCTGTAAAAGATGGTAAAGACCCTGTAATTTTATTATCAATAAGATTTATAAAAGTTAAAGTTATATTATTTTCATAACCACTAATTGCAGTAATATCATTATTTTGACATCTAAAATCTTGCAAATTAGGAAAAGCAGATAGATTAATAGCTCCTCCCAATTTTGGAGAACTTGTGCCGCAGTTAATTTGTGTAACTGTTGGATTATTTTGTAATATTAAACTAATTCCGGCCATATTGTTTAATTCAAGGTTACAAAAACATTTGTAATTCCTGGGGAATGACCAGCCGCCCCTTTCCAAAAATTAATGCGTATAGTGTTTCCAGCAGGAACATTTGAAGCTGATAGAGTAACTGTTTGAGGGGTATTATTTATACTTGTATTTGCCAAAGTAGTTGAGGTAGTTAGGTTTACTATACTACATCCAAGAGCCCAAGCATTAGCATTAAAAGGATTAGACCCAAAAAATGTTAAAGTAACATTAGAAGTTACAGGCATTACAATATTTTGAAAAAAAGGTACTAATCCACCTGCTTGTTCAGCGGACCTTGATAGAATGTTAAGATTTGCATAATAAACACCATTAAGTAATCTTATTACAAAATCATTAGTTGCAGGGAGTGTTGCATTAGTATTCCAGCCAAAAGGAACTGCTCTTCCCCACCAATTAGTAACATTACTAGTCATTCCAGAAACATTAGAAAAATCTCCATTGACAACTAGATTAGTCCAAATTAAATTATTATTATAATAAATTTGTTTAGCAGATTTCGGGCCGTATTGAATTACTTTTGATTGGTTTAAAGTCATTATATTAAAATATATAGCACTCCACTAATAGGAGTAAGAGAATTATATTCACCTGTAGTTAAGACTCGCATACCACTTGCGCCGCCTAAATTTGTTACACGGTTATTAACTTGACCTTGTAACGTCGAACCTGTCGTCGCAAGGTTTGTCGTTAACGTATTAACACTTGACTGCAACGTTGAACCTGTCGTCGCAAGGTTTGTTACCGTGGCATAAACAGATAAATCAAGCTCTCCTTGTAATAAAACACCACTTTCATTAACTGTTGGGCGCGTATTAAAAGTGGCGCTATTAGCTTGAACGTTTCCAGCAAACGATCCATCGCCACTAACCGCATCAATATAAAAACCTTTGCTAACCGACCCTTGGAAAAATACACCACTAAAATCATATGAACTAAAACTTAAGTTTGGTATTTGATACTGCAGGGTTAACCCTAAATTAGTTGGTGTTGGTTTGTGCCCCCATTGCAATCTCACGGGATAGCTTTGTCCAGAATTTAATGGCAAATTATCTAAAGCATTACCCGTATTTGTATTAATATCCGCATTCCCACTCGTGTAGCCATTAGACGCTTTATCTCCTATCCAAAAATAAGCGTCATCATCTGCATACAAAGAAAAACTATAATTTTCTGTTACCTGTGGGACAAAGTATCCAACCCACTCCCAAGAAGTGCCATTGGAAAGCGCACGGTTTACGCCAAAATCGGTGCTATTTTCAGAATTTTGAGTCTGTGTTATGCTAGAGGTTTGAGTTTCGGGTAATTCGTCCCAATAATCCGTACCATTTTCAGTGCCATCTAGATAACCACCAAATGGTCCGTAACCCACTGGCGCATAAGCTTTACATATCCAATTAGATCCTCCGTTACTTACAATATCATTAATATTATAGGTAGCTCCGCTATCCCAAGCCTGTATGCCTGTTGCTAAACTCCACGTTTCTAAATCAGATGATGTGTAGTGTTGAACATAATTTCCTGGATGCAAATACCAATAAGATTCTTCTGCTGGAAATTGACTATAGTAATCAATTCTCCATCCATTTGGACCTTGAAAATAATTTGTCCCCTGATTAAGCGCGCTAGAAACTCTTGTATAAGTTCCAGAGGATGACACTCCAGTTAATACTAATTCATTTATTATTGGTTTTAACGTGGCTGTTTTAAACCACTCTGAGTCGCCAGAAAAATAACCACTATATTGAATTCCTAGTAACCCATCTGTTAAAAGACCATTTGATTGGGCGTATCCCCCATCAATCTTATTTTCTGTTATAATTATAGAACTATTCCCAACTTTAATTCCGCTAGCAAAGAATCCGCTGTTAGTAACTTTTATATTCCCAGCGACTTCTAATTTTTCAGATGGAGAATGCGTATCAATTCCAATTTTGCCATCGTTTTTAATTATTAACCTCTCAGTTCCATTACCAGGATTTTCAGAAGTAAAAAATCTTATATCTCCACCTTGCCAATTATATTGTTCAAAATCATTATCTTGTATTCCAAAAAATACCCCTTGATTACCCCCGCTATTATTTAAAATTTCTAGCCATGTGGCGGGACTATTTGTTTGAAGACTTAATGTATATTGAGAATTTGGATCTACGATACTATTTGCATCATTTCCAATTATTAAACGGCCACTTTTAATTTGATTGCCAGTAGTAAAAACAATATTACTAGCTGTAGAATTAATATAACCGCTTAAATTATCGACTTTCGTATTTAACGTCGAACCTGTCGTCGCAAGGTTTGTCGTTAGCGTATTAAGATTTCCGCTTAATAGATTCAATTCTTGAACAGACGCAATATCATTTAAAATTGATAGATCGTCGCTTCTTCGGGCGATCCCAAATTTAAATTTGTTTGAATGATCAAAACCAATAATTGGGCCATAATCGTTTACCCCTGTTAACCCACTTCCGGTAATAAAAAATAAACCACCATCTACCGCGCCGCCAGTTAAATTCAAAAGAATATAGGGGCTTTCTATAAATTTATTTTCTACGTTCGCAATAAATTCTGTTCCAGTCACATAAAGATCACTAATATATACAGCGTTACTGAAATATTTTGTTCCGAATATGGTTTGTTCTCCATTTGTTAAAACCGAGTTTCCACTTAGGGTATCAATTTTATTGGATAAGGTATTTCCTGTTGTGTTAATATTTGCGGATAGAGTAGAGCCCGTATTTGCAAGATTTGTAATGAGTGCGTAACGGGTGTCTAATTCACCAGTTTGGGTTGGAGAAATTTCTACATAATTATTTAATAAAGATATCCAAGCGTAAATTTTTGAGGTATCCAGTGCCGTATAAACACGATTAACGTCTCCAGTAATTGGAAAAGAAGACAGGCTCGGAAGAATTGGAAAAAAATCAAGATGGGATCGCTGACTAGATAAACTACTAGTTAACAGGGTCCGACCAGCACTAGTTGAATTTGTAATATCTGATGCTACATGAGTATGATTTCCTGCGCTGACTTCATTACTAGCCGTTCCGACATTACGAGTGGCGGCCGTCCCTAGACCCGAAATATTTGCGACTACGTGAGTGTGTACCAAATTTGCTTTACCTGTAATTTGAGATTGTAGGTTCGAACCTGTCGTCGCAAGATTTGTTATAGTCGCATAAACAGACAAATCAAGCTCTCCCTGCAATAAAACTCCAGTATTATTAACTGTTGGCCTATTTAAGAAACGCCAAGCCCCACTTACAATACCAGTATTTTGTACAAAAATAACATTTGCTCCCGAAAATATATAATTGTCGGCATAAAAAGTTTTACTACCGCTGATAATTTGACTTCCCGTAGTATAAACAATCGTATCTGGTAATCTGGCAGCTTCACCGCTTAATAAGACTCCGGTCCCGTTAACAAAAGGACGATTAGTGAATTGTCCACTAGTTCTTGTTACATAAGTATTTCCTAAGCTGTTAATTTGTGATTGTAGGTTTTGTCCAGTTTGCGATAACTGCAAATCGCTCGCATAGTTAAGGTCTAGGTTATTGATTTGGTTTTGCAGGTTTTGACCTGTTGCCGTAAGATTCGATGAAATAGCCGCTCCAGTTTGCGATAACTGCAAATCGCTCGCATAGTTAAGGTCTAAGTTGTCGATTTGATTTTGTAATACAGACAAATCCCCAGAAGTTGCGAGTCCCGTAATTCCAATATCTTGTGGTGAAAGAGTAACAAAACCAATTTTGCCATTAACGGTCTGAACAGGTGCCGCGTCTAAAATTATATTAATATCAGCCATATATATTTATACACTTATTATACGTCATCTAGGATCGGTAAAATTCCTTTTAGATAAGTTACGGTTGCGTCTCCAGAATTTAATTCTAAATCATATTCATAATTTCCTTCTGTTAAATGACGGGTGTGATCTGCTAAAACTGCAGAGGCAACGAGCCTATTTCCGGAAGTGGTAATAGAATTATTTTCTGTAGACCATAAAAGAGATAAACATCCATTTAAGGGGTTTTTTACTTTCAAATAAGCGTTAACCCCACCAACCTGTATTGGTTGGTTACCAGTATCCCAAAAATAAAAAGTTAATGGCCCATAGGAGTCACCACGATATCCAGTGGGTAAATTATAAATTGCTGGAAGCATATTCCTTAATTACACTTAATAATAATAATTAAAATTTATTTTTTAGATTTTTCAAATTGTTCTATGATATAAGAGAGAATTTCAGATCGCACAATATCTTCTTTTCCAAACTCAAAAGTATAAATACCATGTTTTTCGGCTTCTTCTGTATTAAACATTTCAAATACTTTATTAAAGCCGCTTTGTTTAATATCTGATTGTTGAGCATCACCGCAAATAAAAAGCGTTGAGAATTTTGCCATTCTTGTCATTACCAATAAAAAATCTTCGACACGGCAGTTTTGAGCTTCGTCCATAATAAACGAGGCATTAGAAATATTTAACCCACGCAAAAATCCAAGTGGAACGCCGACAATTCTTTCGTCAGCTAAAAGTGCTTTTACATGGGGCTCTGTTAATAATTCATTTAATTTGTCCACCATAGGTTGAGTATAAGGAGACATTTTTTCTTCAGATGTTCCTTTAATATACCCAATACCGTGAATCGAAGCTTCTACTGGAACGCGGCTATAATATATTTCACTAATTTTTTTATCTTTTATTTTTTGTAGTGAGCAATATACAGCAAGAAGAGTTTTGCTAGTGCCAGCAACACCTCGAGTGATAATTACTTTCGTATTTTTATCACTCGCAAGTTTAATAAACTCTTTTTGTTTATCAGTCCATGGTAATTCTCTTATATTGAGTTCAATGTTTGATTTAGTTTTTTTCTTCTCCGTATATGGAGAAACGTCACGAGGTTTTTCTTTTTTTGACTTCATGAAAGAACACTATTATTTACACGTTATATAATTGGGACACTTTTTATTTCATTTTTCTTAAATTTTTTTGAACGAATATAAAAACCATGAGTCTAATTAAGAACTATGAATATTAATGCAAGTCTCGTACCTAAATCTTATAGTGGTTACAACACATGGGAAATTGTTGATCTAATCGATCAAAATTGGCCTAAATGGGCAACTATGTTTGATGTTGTTACAAGTCCGTCATATAGTTTCTCAAATATGGTTGGATTCAAAGAACAAAATAAAGATTCTTATAATTTAGAAATTGAACTTCCACGTTTTCGTAAAGAAAATATCAAAATCTCAGCGGAAAATAATATTTTACATATTAGTGCCGAACAAGATAATCTTAAATTCTACCATTCCGTAAGCGTTCCGCCAACTTTAGATACAAACACAATTGAAGCCGAACTTGACCATGGTGTACTCAAGATCTCCGCCCAAAAAGCCGAACAAGCTAAAACAAAAACTATTACTATTAAATAGTGTAAAGATATGAGTGGCGAAAATATTTTATTTATGTTTATCTTTAGTAATACTTTTGGGACTTTTGCCGAATTATTCGACTAAGCCACCACAAGAAGACATTATTCTTAATAACGGTTGTTTGATTTATGCCATTCAATACCAGTACGCAATAGAAGCTAAGAATATATTAAATGAATCCAATGTTTGGGCTAAAATACTTTTATATAGATTGAAAGGTGCGAAATCTGGGCACGCTGTTACCCTTTATGTTTATAAAAATAAAACATACGTATACGACCCAGCTTTTGCTAGTTATCAATTAACAGAATTTCCAGTATACAACCCTTATAAAATAGTAAGTCTTATGCATCCGATGAGCAAAATTGCTTGGGCAGAATATGCTGAAAATGTATTATTATATAATCCTTAGAATAGAATACTCAAAACATTCTTAAAGCATAGCTTCATTAAACGGCAACCACGTTTTAAGGATTTTCTGAATTCTAAACTGGGACCAACATAACCAATACCACCATACATACCATAAACTATACCACTGTTAGCTAAATATTGTTCAGTTTTAAATTTATTCATTTGCACCTCCTTTCTACTATATATTACAGCAAAAACGGTGCCAATCAAGTTACAATATTGTTATAAAACTTTTGTTACTGTCGGAACTGGATTATAAATAGGATTTAATACAGACCAATTTTGTACATTCCAAGGATATAGAACATCTTCGGAACTAAAATAAATTGGGTCAAATGCTAAATTAAAATCATAAATACCCCATTCATTTTCAAACCATACTATGAACCAATTTCCATTACCATCTTTATTATAATAAGGTTTACCTCCAAATTCTGTTGTATAATTAAAAATTCCATTTAAATCTCCCAATACACCATTTTGAACTAATACATTATTTAATAATCCTGGGCCTTCTGGGCCTTCTGGGCTTTCTGGGCTTTCTGGATTTGGGTTAAAATAAAATGTAGTATTCGCAACTTCTGTTTTAACAAAACGTTGAGGCCCAGTCTCAATACTACCGACCTCTCTTGGTAAAAAAAAATTATCCATTAAAATTTAATTACACTTTACCTAGTTTCGCGCCACTGTAAACTAGCAAAAGTATCACTTGCATTAGTGCCAATTCCAGATCCAATTATAACAAAAACATTACTATTCGTACTATCGATATTTTGACTAATATATCCTCTTTTTGCGCTTGATAAAGCTGCTATTTGAGATTGTGCGCTAAATTTTCCAGCACCCTGACCGCCAGCAATGCAATATCCTGCGTCTACTAGCATTCCACTTGTAAAATTAACGCTTGTTGCACTAATATTATATTGAACAACACTTTCATCATTTGCGCTAACCCAGGAGCCACCAACTATTTGCCCTGTGCTTGGAAGTCTCCAAACCTCATAAGTAATTGCATCTGTTACAGTAAAAATATTGGCCATGTTTGCTCTGACAACACTACGGTTTGGTTTTCCGTAATATCCAGTTTTTAATGCTATCGCAACTAAAGGAAGTTGACTGGTTGTAGTTACAGATCTTGCCACTGTATTTCTTGCTGAAAAATCTACACCTGCTTCATTGTAGCCACCCTCACTAATAACCGTTGCACAAATTTGATCCATAGTATCTGTACCAACTGCGCTGCTATAATTTCTAATTTCACATCTGACTGGAAGATTTGGATTACTCCAATAAACGGCGGGTTTATTATTACTATTATAAAATTCATGAGCAATAACAGCTCTGCCATCATGAACGAACCCAGCGCGTACTCTTCCAACCCCAAGCCATTGAAAATCTGCTGTAAATAATTGAGTTTTAGTAGGGTCTAAATTAAAACTCGACGCACCACTTCCATTGCATTTATCAATGTTCCAATTATTTTGTGTTATTCTTTCTTCTGATACAAATCCCGAAACGTCACTCCTTAAAACAAGTGATAAAGCCCCATCGCCGCTTTGTTCAAAAAAGATTCCATTACGGTCATCAAAAAGACCAATTCTTTTATTTGTTCCGTTTCTGTATCCTGTAAAATTAAAACTTTGGAAAGTTAGTTCACTTTTACCTGGCATGTAGTGATGATACATGCGGCTTTGGTGGATGGTAAAATCATTTGCGCCAGTCCCAACTTGCAATACTGCTTTTGCTTGATTAGCATTGAATGATATAGAAGCATTCGCCCCGCTAGTTTTAGTTAATAGTTCTGTTTCTTCTCCATAAACATGGGAATAGTCAGCGAGGGTAAATGGATTAGATATTCTTTGACGACCAAATGCATCTATCTGTGCTGATTGACTTGAAAAATTAGTTACATTAACATCGACCGGATTGGTTACAGATACGCTACCCGTTACGTTTTGAACCGCTGGGAAATTGTTTACTAAAGTTCCATCCACTACAGAAACTTGCACAGGCGTATTTTGACCTTCCTGCTCGGCCTTTTGGATAATTTTTATCATATATTATATTAATTACACAAGTTTAAAATAATAATTTACATTTAATTAAAATTATCTTAATATGGAATATTAATGAAAAATATTTTCTTTTTTCAATGGATATCTGATCTTGGCGGTGCCGACACTAGATTAAAAGAAGTAATTCAATGTTTTGCCAGTTCAAAAGAATATAATCTTTTTATTATTCCTAATGACGATTTTCGTTTACAGGAAAAGCTTAATACCGATTTTTTAGATAAAAATAGTGTTAAAATTTTAACTTGGAATACATTACCAGAAAAAGCGGAAGGTTATGGTATTGCATTTTGTAATTTCAGGCTTTTTGAGGAACCTTGGCGTTTAGAGAAAATTAAGCAAATAGGGTTAAAATTTATTTGGTCCAATGATATGATGTGGACAAAAAATGAAGAAACAAATGCTATTAATAAATTTTTAGTTGATGCTGTAATTTTTACAAGCAGTTTTCATCAAGATCGTTTAATAAGACAAAATCCAGCGTTTCAAAATACATTTAATTATATTTTACCAAATTATTTTCATTATGAAAATTATAAAGATAAAAAAATTCCCAAAAAAGAATATTTGAAAAATAAATTTGTTATTGGAAAAATATCAAGAGCGGACTGGTTAAAGTATAGCGAACATTTTCCAATTTTTTATAATAAAATTGAAATACCAAATAAGCATTTTAGATTTATGGGGTGGAACCATGAATTAAGTAAAAAATACTCTTGGTTTGAATTTGATGAAAAGTTTGAATTATTACCCGCAAATAAAGAAGGTATAATTGAATTTTTATCTCAATTAGATTTATATGTTTACAATTGTAACCACAGATTTATCGAAAACCAGTCGCGCGCAATTATTGAAGCTCAGCTATTAGGCATTCCATGTATTGTTCCTAAAGAATGGAATTTTCCCAATATGGTTTGGCATGAAAGAACAGGCTTTACATTTGAAACTATAGAAGATTGTTATAAATATATAAATGAGATTTATAAAAATAAAAATTTATATAATTTGATGTCAGAAAATGCTAAAATATTTAGTAAATCAATTTGGTGTGATACAGAACAACAATTAAATTATTGGGAAGAACTTTTTAAATCTATATGAGAAAAACATTTTGTTACTGGACTGTAAGCTGGGGAGATTACGATTATATCGCACAATCAATGATTAATTCCGCAAGGTCTGTTGGAATTAATGAAGATTTTTATGCGTTCACCGAGAAACCAATTAAAAATTGTTTTAATAGAAGATTAAATAAAGATATTGAGTTAGATAAATTGCAATTTTTTAAATTTGAATATTTAAAACATGAAATGTCTAAATTAAATTATGATTATTTTGTATTTATTGATTCAGATCATTATTTTGTTCGTAAACCAGAGATAACGCCAATAGATATAGTAAAAGATTCGCCTTGGCATTCATTTTTAGAAAGCCCTATTAACACAAATAAAACACAACGTACTGATTGGTGGCAAATACCAAACCAGTTATTTATTTCTTTTATGAGAAATGCTGGCGTTAAATCTCAAGAAATTAGAAATACTAACGGTGGATTTTGGATATGTGAAAAAAATTTTATAAATCAAGCTTGTTTTTTAGCTTATGAATTTCATAATTTTTTAAAAAAATATAATATAATTGTTCCAGAAGAAGTTTCTATTGCTTATATTTCACATTTAATGTCCCCCAAATTAAAAGACCGATTCATAGAAAATTATACGAATTATTGGGCAAGTGATTGGACAGAAATTTTTAAAGATCAAATACCTGTAGACAAATCATGGGAATATACATCTTATATGACCTACGAAAAAATTTTAGTAAATCCTGCAATTGTTCATGCAATGAGAAGTAAAGAAGCATTAATTAGATTATCAAAAAGTTAAATTTTTACTATTTGCAAATTTTATTATTTTCTTTTTATAATTCTTTTTAGTAGATGCGTAAAAATGAATTATACCTAATTCATTTGCCAGTATATTTAACTCTTTTAAATAAGTTTTAAATTCTATTTCAAAAATGTTATCATCTTTTTCATAAAATTTATTATTTGAATAATATTGTTTCTCATTTAAATTTTTGATTTTATCATTTGTTAGTATAGTATTTATTTTAGAGTCCTGCTCAGTTATTTGTGGTAGCCATAATTGTTCTAACATCATTGCTAAATATAAATGATGTTTAACTTTATTTTCTTTTTTTAAAGCTCTTTGCTGTTGAGCTATTGATTCTAAAAATTCCGAGTTTTCAATTGCGAAATTACATATATTTTGCGCTGCTTTATTAAATGTTTTATAATTTTGCCCACCAAATATAGCACAATTATAAGATATATAACTATTAGATTCTGGAACTAAAGATGGGCGTTTTCCAATTATTTTACATGAAGTTTTTAAAACGTTATCCATCCAAATTTCGCGGTGCAGAAATAAATTATCTTGAGACAATATTTTTGAATCTAATGGCTTTAATAAAAAAAGATCAAAGTCTATATGTAAAAATGGATAATCAATATCTGAGATAGTTAATAATTTACCTAAACTCCAACCCGTTTTGGGAAATTGGTTTAATTTTTTTTCATCTAATTGTTTAAATTCATTAAAATTAATTTTATGTAATAATTCATATCCTTTACTATCTGTATAGAGTACAGTTTTAAAGCCTTGCTTCTGCGCTAAATAATTAGACGCTGCAGCCATTTCGGGAAATAACTTTTGATGCAATATATCCGCATTACTCCAATGGCTATAAACAATCTTCATGTTGAGTTATTATATTATCAATTAAATTAAAAAGTTAATAAAATAAAATCCCCACAGATTTTTTGATTTGATTATTATTTACTTATATAATTAAATATGAAACAGTGTCAAATGCACATATCTCCAGCGCCCGAATGTCTTGTTCCATGCCCAGAAGAAGCTACCGAAATACTAACATTAGGCAATCATACAGACATGTTCCTTTGTAAAGAACACTACAAGTCTTTTAATATCCGTAATAAACAAGAAGATTAAATTAAAATTAAGAAAAAACCCCCTCATAAAGAAGGGGTTTTATAACCAATGGATTAATTCCAAACGTGTTAACACACATTTTGAGTTAGTCTACTGTATAAATTTATTAATAAATTTATCTATTTTCTCATAATGAGCCATAACAATGACGGCTTGACTAAATAGCACAACGGCTAAACCAATCATTTCAATTTTACTAGATAATAAATTTTTCATATAATTACCTCCTTTCCTATTACATATTACAATAATATAGAGATTTAGTCAAGTTACAATCCTGTCACCATTAAAGGTTAAATTAAAATATAGTAAAAAATAAGGCCCCCGAATTTTTTAGATTTGATTATTATTATTTATTATCTTTTACTCTTAAAGTTTTAGAAAAGGGTAGGGGGTGGCGTACATATAGAAATACAGAGAAACCTATACATTACTATAGGAATATGTATAGAAACTATATATAAGAATAAGAGTAATGGGTTAAATTAAATTAATTAAAATAAAAGTCCAGGAGATTGAAATTTCACCCCCCCGCCCTATAAAATTCAAACGCCTGTTCGAATTTTTTCAAAAATGGGAGGGGGTTATCACCTCAAAAAAAATTTAAAAAAATGCAAAAAATCGCTTGCTTTTCTGCCGTCCCGTGCTATTCTTTAACCATGAAGAAGAAATACTACACCAGCACAGAGATCATCGAATACGCCGAACAGGTCGGCGCGGTCTGCACCTTCGCCTCGCTCGGTCTACGAGTGTTCAAAGGATGGACAGCGAAAGGCTCTTACGAGGTCAAGTTCCATCGCGTTGAGCCTTGCGTGTGGATGAAAAAAATCGTAAGAAAATAAAAAAATCCCTTGACTCTCACCGCATCTCTGATACTCTAAAAGCATGAAAGAAAAAACACCACAAAAAGGCCAGCTCTGGGTGAGCGGCAACACAGTCTACCGCGTCATTCGTAACGAGGGCGACAAGACTCACGCTCATAATCATGGTAAGATGGGCCTGTTCTACACACGCAATCTGAAGATTGCGACCCCTTCCCAAGTCGCAGAATACTTGGGAAAATAGTTTGACAATCACCACAAAACCTAACAGAATAACAACATGACAAAAAAACAATTCACCGCCATCGCTCACATCTTGGGAAAACGCTTGGCCGAAAAAGTCGAAGCACCCATCGCAGAATACGAAGTCATCGAAGCTATCGCGTCTGACTTTGTCGAATACTTCAAAACTCAAAATCCTTTGTTTAAGGAAGAACTCTTTTTGGAAGCCTTCTATACCAGAAAATAAAACTATGTCAATCTGGGTTCCACTCTTTTACCTGTGCATCTTTCCTTCTGCTTGTGCGATCCTCATCCTCTGGGCTGATTCCAGACAAAAATAATCACATGAAAAAATACATCACATTCGACAAGATTGCCTACGCAATGTCCCTCTCCACCTTCATCTTCATCGCGGTAACGCTTTGCGCTGCTTGTGTTGACTTGCAAAACAGAACCAGCAAGAATCAAAAACAAATGCAGGAAGAAGTCCGCGCAATGCTCGCCAACATCGAGAAACCTCTATGATCACACCCAACATTCAAAAAGCTCTTGAGTCAAACGGAGTTCGTTTCTTTGCAAAAGACTTTCTCATGGAAGGTATGCGGAAAGATTGCGTTGACGCCGTGCATGATGCAAAGCTCGTTTATGACTTACTGCGCGAACGCATGGAAGTCATTCTCTCACTCACTCCAACTTATCCAGAAACAGAAACAAATGAGTAAAGACCAAGTCAAAGCCGTATGCGATTACTCGCATGATGTCATAAAAAAAGTCAGAGCAATGTTTGGCATAAAGAAAAAAGTGCCATCACTTCTTTGTCATAGTCTCGCGCACCTCAACACCGCGACATGGCTTGAGCGCGCGGTCTGCAACGGCACAATCATGGACTACAAGCCGCGATAACGTAAGGCGCTGATAATCAGGCACTTACAGCGGCGCGCCCCGCCGCGCAGCGTAAGTCGTTGAAAATGAGGCACTTACGCATTATGACATTCATGAAGCGTGCCAACTTGCAGAATAAAACGCTCGTTTGAAAAAACATCAACAAAAATAATTCACATAATCGTAAAAAAATCCCTTGCGTTTTGGGTGATCTGTGCTATCTTGTATGTATGAAAGATAAAGAAAACACCACGTTCAACGTCAACGGAACCCTCTGCACGCTCGTCGTCTCGGAAGACTTCGATGGAGATTGCACTAAACTCTGGCACGAACTCGTCAGCGTCGAGACTGGCAAGACCATCCACACTCTCGGCTGGTCGCCTTACTCTTGCCCTTCTAATGAAGAAGTGCAACAGATCATCGACCTCGGTTTGCCCGATGGTTTGCGCTGGGCTAACTTCGATCCCTACTCTGGTTTCAACTTCGACAGCGAAACGCTGGCGAAATACCTCGCTGGCTACGAAGGTGTCAATGGTGGAAAAATGGAATTGACCTTCCGCAAGCGTTCCGCCATGGCCGCATAAAAAATCTCTTGCCATTAACCTCAACATCCCATATCCTAACAATATGAATAACACCAACGACCACTTCAACACGCAACCGCAATCCGACGAATACGCGACCGAGCACGAGGAAGTGCGCGGCACCTTTGCCTCTGAATGGGCAGAAGAACCTACGCCAGAGCCACAACCCTACGATGGGTGTGAAGGTCAATGGCCTGGGGATGGGTCTGGCTTCGACGACCTCGCGGACTTGGGCGAACAGGAAGGTTGGGACAATTAAAATTATGACAAACACAGACGGCATCATCAAGTCACTCGAAACGCTCATCAAGCATGAGAAAGTTATCCAAGCGCAAGAGTGCGACATCATCCAACTCAAAAACCTTTTAGCGCAAGCCTTGCACACCATCACCGCACACGAGCAAAAACTTAACTTCTTGTGTGGCGTTTCGACTACGCTTGCGGTAGAATTGGGCGCAGTGAAAAATCAGCAATTCTCACAAGGAGTCAACTAACATGAGCAGAATCATTATGACAATCGACACGCGCCCACTCGCGCGCGCGATTGAGCGAAGCGTTCGCAAGACAACTTGCAAGCCTTCGTTCGCTATGCGTGTCAAGAAAAAATTCGCGCGCAAGGCAAAGTTTTTTCGCGGTTGGTCTGACTAGTAAAGCGTTGAATATCAACGACTTACGGCGGCGCGCCCCGCCGCGCAGCGTAACTCATTGCAAATCAAGCACTTACAGAATATACTGTTCAGATGCCGTGCCAAGTGTCTTGTCAAGCACAAAAAAAATATTTTTTTAATCGCAAAAAAATCATTGCATTTTTGCGCGGCGGTGCTATTCTTTAAGCATGACAGAGAAAGAAAAAGAAATCCAAGCCCTCGAGGAAAAACTCGAACAAATCGCAAACGACTTGATTGATCCCATGCTGGACGATCAAACGACTGTTTTACTTCGCGCAATGAGAAAGGTGCGCGAAAAAATAAACGCTCTCGTCGCAGAATAATCCTTGCAACCGAACCCAAAATCAAAGAAAATAAAAATATGAAAATCACCAAGTCCGACCTCTACGACACCCTCATCCAAGCTCGCGTTGCCTTGTCAAAAGACATCCGCGAAACCTTGCGCGGTCGCCGTCACTCTTTCGCCCCGAACCTCTTGCGGGAATCTGTCCGCGAAAAAATCGCGGCCTATCGGTTGCTCTCTAACCTCTCGGAAATCAACGCGGAAACCTACACGCACAGCAAGCGTGACCTCGCTCGCGTAAAAAAAGCTCTTGCCAAGTAACGCAATCTCTGACAAAATCACCACCATGAAACTACTAAGCACCAACAATACCAAAATCAAAAAAGGCGAAAAGCTCGGCTGGCGCACTTACGGCCTTTCACTTTCACCCGCTGGCAAAAGTGGCAAGCAATTCTGTCCGCACCGCTCGGCTGGCTGTGAGTTTGCTTGTCTCGACACTTCGGGCATGGGCATCTTCTCAAACGTGCAAGACGCACGCCTTGCAAAGTCGCGTTTCTTCATCGACAACCGCAACGAGTTTCTCGCTCAGTTGCATAAAGAATTGCACAATGCAGAAAAGTGGAGTGCAAAAAATAATACGCCCGTTGCTGTTCGTCCGAACGTGCTTTCTGATCTGCCTTTCCATAAGCTGATCGACATGGCGCGCTTTCCGTCAATTCAGTTTTACGATTACACGCCGAACCTTCAACGCATGATGCAGTTTCTAAACGGCGAGTTGCCTAAAAATTATCATCTGACCTTCTCGCGCAAAGAGGACAATCAACACCGTGTCCACGCTGTTGTTGCTGCTGGCGGTAACGTGGCCGCTGTCTTTAGTGAGTTGCCCGAAACCTATCTCGGCAAGCCTGTCATAAACGGCGACGAAAGCGATTTGCGTTTTCTCGACGCGCAAGGCGTGATCGTCGGATTGAAAGCAAAGGGCAAAGCTCTCAAAGATCAATCTGGATTCGTGGTGCAAGTTGGCGTATAATGAACACCTATGGAAATCATTTGCTTGCTTGTAGTAGTAGCGGCTTGCGCTTGTGCAATTCATCAAAATCAAAAACTATGACAAACCTAATCATACGAAAAAATCTGTTCCGCTTATCGCAATTTTTCAAACGCCGCGCTGATGCTGCATCACGCCGTGGCCGCGATGAGCGCGCAAAAATTCTTCTGACTGCATGGGAAAAAATGCTTGACATACGCGACAAACTGCGATGACGTAAAGCGCTATAAATCAACGACTTACGGCGGCGCGCCCCGCCGCGCGGCGTAAGTGCTTGAAAATCAACGGCTTACGCAGAACCACATTCAGGAAGCGTGCCAACTCCGAAAACTTTTTTTCGTCAACAAAAATACTTTTTAAAAATGCAAAAAAAATCGTGCATCATGCGCGCCCTGTGCTATTCTTTACCCATGCAAGCGAACACCATCACCGACGACTTCAACACGCAAATCCAAAGCGACGAGTTTGCCTCGGAATACGAGGCTTACATCGACGAGCAGGAAAAAAATTATTGGCGTCAAATCGACGCTCGCGGAAATTAATCCGTTGACACTCTCAACCCTAACACCTAACATCATCAATCTATGACACAAGCAAACATCATCATTAGTGCATACGGCAACGGCATCGCTGTTGGCCTCAACGGAACCAAAGAACAAGTTGAACACACGTTCAACCGCTTCTTCAACTGGGGTGCAACTGGTCAAGGAGAACTCGGTAGCTACTTGCACGAACTCTCTGACAACTTCTCCTACTTCCTCTCCACGGAAGCTGATATGCTTCGCGCTATGACATACGAGACTATGACAAAGTGGCAAGACTCTCCTGTAAGCGATCAATACAAAGCGCGTCCGCGCTTCCACAAGAAACCGAATGGCGAAAAGTTTCGCGCTGATGCCGCGCAAGCTGCGCGTGACGAATACGAATCTTTCTCACGCGAGAGCTTCATGCTCCAGATGAAATCTCCCTCACACATCTATCAGCAACTCGATGGCGGTGCGCCATCTTGGACGAGTGAAACGGAGGATTGATCTATGGATGAACGGCCAATCAAGACAGCCCAACTTAAAATTTATGGGCGATTAGAACGCTCGCATATTCATTATGATCGTGTCATAATCTGTGAAGATGGAAGGCAATATGAATCAAGATCAAAATGCTGTGACGGATACTGGGGACTTTACCCCTCTTTTAGAATGTCATGTCCAAAAACATATCTGAAAGGGAGAGAACATCATGGATTCTATGACAGCATTGATGAGGAAAAATTAATGCGTGACATAGTTGATGTCTGCTTACCTTTCCAATTCAAGATTGAATCTATAAAGTTTTATGACATTCCATTTATATGTCCCGAAACTGGCATTAGTTGGCAATATAACAGGCCAGACAAGAAAGAATATAATTCGCACTATAAATGGAAAAAATTGCCCAAAAATAGAAAAACCTTTATAGTATGCCAAAGAGAATGTGACCACATAAAAGCTTGATAATCAACGAGTTACGGCGGCGCGCCCGGCGCCCATGCGTAAGTCATTGAAGCAGAGGACTTTGTGGATTATACTTGAGCGTGGTCATCATCGAAGCCAGTTTGACAATTGATTCTGCAAATTGCTTATTCTGTTCTTTCATCTTTTTAATAAATTGTTCTCGGGTTTCAGTATCCCTTGCCCTACCTATTTTATCACATATGAGATGCAATTTTCCACTATCTTTAAAGTATCTATCTAGATCTTTAATTGCTTTATCATTATTAATTATTAGTTCTAAGCTATTTCTGTCCATCTATTTACCCTATCACTATTTAGCTATTTTGTCAATACTATTTGTAAAGATATTTATTGCTATTTGTGTAAATTGTGATATTCTTGGTTAACGGGAAGGTAGCTCAAAGGTAGAGCAGCGCCCTTTTAAGGCGTTGGTTCTGGGTTCGATCCCCAGTCTTCCCACGAAAAAAATTTCAAAAAACCCGTTGACAAAACCCTCAAAAAGATTTATTCTTAGAACCATGAAAGCACTACTAAACAAAATCAAACTCGCAATCGCTGACTCTAAACTCGGCGTCATCACCAACCCTGTGTATCGCTTGAAGTATCGGCCTTACACCGATCAAGGAAACAAAGACGTTGAAACCTACTACGTCTCTCGTCCCTTCGATGGGTTCAAGAATGGTATCACCGCCTACTGCTTCGGCAAAGGTGTTCGCAGGTTCCGCTTCGATGAAATCGTTGAGCGGGAAGTTGTATCGCTCTTTGGAAAATCTGTGGCGTAAAGCCACACTAATCTGCCCGACAATCAATATCGGAAATAAAAGATGCAAAGTTAACCGGATCTTTGCGGTGGTCGCGTAAGCGAAAACAAAATATCCG